CTCGCCTGTCAAATTATTTATTCTTTCTTCTAATGTTGCCATAATACTTTCCTATCTAATATTTACTGATATGTTACCACCAGTTATAACAGAGACAAAGCCTACACTGGCTGTTGCCTCATATCCTTGTTCATCAAATAACGTCAAATCAATCCATTTATTGCCGCTATACACCTGTAATACATTAAGTGTTGTATTCCATATTACATCACCTTGTACAAAATTCAATTCTGATAACTCTGTAGCGTTAAACCTAGGCGTGCTATTAGGGTCAAATTGACCAAGATTTATTTCTAAAACTCTAACCAGTCTATTAAAAACTTCAGGCGTTACCTCTTGTGTTGCTAAAGGTAGCCTGCTTGGCAATAACTTAGCCATTACCTTCTACCGTCAGGTTGGATATCTAGTCTTGTATATCCTAATCTCCACTTATAACCTGTTCTGTTACCTACTGCAGCATCATCATCGCTTTGCAATCTTAAAACGGCTTGTCTACCTCTTGCTCTTACATGTACTTGGTCGGTATTGTTTGATATGTCTTTGGTTGCTCTTGTTGTAAGTGACTCACTAGGTGCATTTCTTGTTTTTAATAACATGTTTATTTGTGGTATACCTGTGTCAACATTCGTGCCATAGAACTTTACATCAGGCATAATTCTTCTGATAAAAGCAAAACTATTACCCTCTTGTAAATCAAAGTCTGCACTTTCTATAAAAACATTGTCCATAGGTGAGCCATCGTCATCGTCACCGTCTTCATGGTTAAATATATGGTTGCTAAATGTAGCTAATGGTTTTTCAAATACATTTTGGTCAACCCAAGCTGTTCTTACTAATTGACCTATAGACCAAACGCCTTCTAAATAGTTGTATATAACATACCTTGATATCTCTTCAGTGCCGTCACTTTGTGCAGGATAAAACCACCATACCTCGTTAAACTCTTTATTCAATAATGCAAATACCTTAAATGCCTGACCCAAATCTAAATCTTCTTGTACATAACTTAATACGCTACAAGGTAGTTTTTGAACTGCACCGTTGTAAGAATAGAAACCATCATCACCCATCCAAAAAACTCCATTAGGAGAATTAATAGCAGCATTAGGTCCAATCATACCTGTACCTTCGTTAATAAGATTTACAGCAAAAGTCAGTGGTGGACCTACAAACTGCATGCTGTACATAGAAGTATCAGTCCATATTAATGTTTCTTGTCTTGCTCGTAAGCCACCTCTTATTTCACTACCTGAAGATAGTCTTAGAGAGCCTGCTGTATTTGTAGTTTTTGCCTCCCACTCAGTAATGCTTTCTTGGTCAGAAAAGGCTATGTTCATAGGGTCAACTACACCTGTTCTTGCACCACCTTGTATTGGGTCAGCACCTAATACAATTACATGCCTATCTGTGTCACTTACTATAGTTTGTAACCCAACCGTAGGTGATAAGTTTGCTCCTGAAAGTGAGGTTATGTTTACAGCTCTTGTAGTAGTGCCACTAGACTCATCCCAATAAAAAATACCACCACCTCTAGGATGTAATATTAAATCTTCACCAAAATTATCAGAAGACCATAATCTTAATTGGTTAGCAAAGCTTAAGCTTGTTGAGGCACCATAAGCACCTTGACTCCAAGTACCTGAGCCAAATCCTGTAGATTGTATAAACACATCCAAGCCTACAGTTAATTGATATGCTGCATCTGCTCCTGAACCACCATTACCAGTATCACTACCATTTGCTGTAGCTGTAGCTGTAAAAGTGAATGTATTTGCACTAGGTACTGACACAACTTGATACTCTTGATTTAAAACGGCTGCTGTTATATTGCCACCAAGGCTTACTGCACCACTTATTGTTACAAAATCATTTACGACAACTCCATGAGAAGTATCTGTAGCAGTAATGGTTGCAGAGCCATTTGTTGCTGCAAAGGTTATACCGTTGGTTGTTGTTGCTCTTATAGGGGTTATGTCGTTAAGGCTTGTGCCTTCTAATATGTATGCTTTTAAGTGAGTGCCAATGTATAGATATTTATTGCCTTCTAATGATATCCATGGAAATAGGTTACGACATGTACCTAAAAATGATGTAGCAGTTTGTTTTGTCCAACCACCTATTTTTTCTACAAAGCCTTTGCGAAATCTGACAAGAGAAGCGTCAAACCAACCACCTGCATTAGTTTAATTGGTTCCTTCTCTGTCTATTCCTGCTTTAAATTGAAACTTTGCGAACGGCATGTTTCATCTTCTAAGCTATTCTTATAATAGCTGTTGCTGCTGCTTTTGCAGGAAATACAATAGTAAAGTCACCTGCTGTTGATGTTTTATCACCACCAAAGTCTATAGTAGCCACAGATTTATCACTATTTGTGTCGTTATAAATCATGCAACCTCTAGCAGTTATAGTAGCTGTACTAAATGTTAAGTCAGAAAAGTCAGTTACTGCAGTAGTTCCAGTAGCAGAAGGCGTTACATTGGTTAATGCAGCTCCACCTGATGTGTAGTTGGTACCACTAGCTTGTCCTGTAGTTGTAAAAGCAGTTGTGGTAGCACCTAAAGTAGCCGAACTGGTGTACAAAGCTAATTTAAAACTATTACCACTTGTGTTGGTAAAGTTATGTGTTCCTGTCAAAAGCTCTACTTTAAAGCTTGTTGTAAGAGTGGATGTAATTGCCATATTAAATACCTTTAATTATTTTTGCTAAATCTTCACTACCTCCACTAGATAAATCTTGTATCAAGGTAGCCTTATAAGATTTTATAGCATTTTTAATATATATCAAACAAACTTGGTAAATTAAATCTCTATAGGCTCTTGCCTGTGCTTTAACATGTTCTTCATTATTGTCTGAAACACCAACTATTTTATCTGTTAATTGTTCTGCCCAAAACTCTGGGGGGTGTCCACCAAACTTGGTTGTAGCAACTTCAACCATGCCTAATTCAGGCACACCGTCAGGTGTAATCTTTATTACCATTTATTGGGTTCTCCTATTTTTATGTTTTCATGTCTACCAATTAGCACGGGTTTTTTATCAACTTCTTGTTTTTTGCCATCACTTACTTTTTTTGTGCTTAAAACACCATTGTTTATCACAGGCACTAAGGGGTCATCAAGCCTATGATAACCATACAATTTTTCATCAAGTGGCACAGAAGCATCTAATAAGGTGCTTGTGTTGGCAATTTCTACAGTCATTCCTGACATCATGCATTTAGATAGCCAAAACTCTACACAACCTCTTCCTGCTTCTGCAAAATATAAATTACCTTTATAGCTAAAATCTATGCCAAACACCTTAAGAACATCTACTTGGTTCCACAAAGCAAAGGCCACAGCATAGGCTACGGTGTTATTTAGGTATGAGCTTTGTAAATCTTTTAATACTTCGTCGATTGGATATAGCTGTAAGTTTTTACATCTTTTGTCTAATTCGCAGGTGTAAATTGGTTTGCCGTTTTCTTTAAGCAGCTTGCGCATGCCTTCTGTTTGACCTCCTGCGTCATCGCTATCTAAAAACCTAGATGGCGGGTCCATCATAAACACCCGGTCATGAAATATTACCGTACCAACGGCGTTGATTGCCCAAACCTCATCGAAGTGTGAGCCGTGTGATTTGGCAAGGTTATAGTCAAACCAACTTGCGCCCATGCCAACTATAGCAACAGTTTTGCCTTTTAATTCTTTAATAGGTTCCATCTCTCTCTCTTTTTGTAACCTATGTTACATTTGTTCTAAGTGAATCATACCTCATTTCGTCTCTAGTATCTCTGCCTTCGCCTAGATTCTTGAGTCTAAGTAAACTTTCTTTAAATCTTGCTTCATACATTCCTATATCATCAGCAGGTAGTTTTAAAAATACAGCGCCTTCTAATAAACATCCATACAACAATGTATCAGGCGCATCTGATGATAAATAAGTAGTTCCTGAGTCTGCACCAGATGTAAGAGAAGTTGGCTTTGCCAAATAATGTAATTCCATGGTGTAATTACTGTCAGGCACAGGTGCTACCTCAAAACTACTTTGGTCAAATATTGCGTAATATCTTGGTGTTCCTCTTGTAGCAGAACTTGATACAAACTCTTTTATAAAAGAATTGTGTTTTAAATCTAAATAGTCGTATGTGTTAGAACTTATTACAGCCAATGAAAACGGTGCCAAGAAGTCTGTTGGTGTTCCTAAAAATCTATTGTCTGTAGTTACGTTTCCTGTAACATTTTTTCTTTGGTCGGGTATTTGTACTGATTTTAAGATTCTTTCTTCTGCTTGTAGAATAATGTTATTTAGATTATTAACAAAAGTCGTTTCGTCTGTTTCTAAATAATCTTGTACAGCAGTTTTTAGTGTAGCTAATGTAAAACTCATGATGTTGTTATTGTAACTGTACCTAATGCAGTTGTCATGCTATCGGGTGTTGTTAATTTTTTGCCTATAATACCTAGGTCATAATTGGTATATACCGTAAATATTGTTGGAGATTCGCTTACATCGGGTCTTGGCTCACGCACGGCCTGTGGGTCTACTTTGTTTGTCCTTGGCTCTAATTGTGGATGCTTAGATTCGTAACACTCAGGACAAGTTTTCAAACCATTCCATTCTTTGCGCAATTGTTTAAGGTAATATCTAAATCCACATCTGTCACAAATTGCGTAGGCGTTTTTATTAGATGCAAAAGCCATTATGCAATGTTGTAGCTTGCAATATCAGGAGTAATGCTTAATGAAGCTCTATCTTCATCTGCTTCTAGCGCTCTTTGAAACTCCTCTTCATAAATTTGTTTTAACAAACCGGTTCTTTCAGGACTTTTCTTTACTGATAAATAATAAGCTAAACCTGCCGCAAGACATGGATAGAACCTAAACGGCATTTGTAATGTATCGGTTGCTGCGTCTACGTCATCCATTCTTGTTAATACATTTAAATGAACTGTATATGTGCTTGATGCGTCTGGTGTTGGATAAACGCTTATAGTTGGTGATATTTGCTTATCAACAAAAAATTGTAATGGTGTGCCTGTAGTTGATTTGTTTGGTACTGATGAATATTCGCTTCTTGATAGCCTAGTCATTTGTATGTCTGAGTTTTCAGAATTTATTGTTTGTCTTAAAAAACCATCTAAAACATCAATAGCTGCCGTGCTATTTGTTGAGTCAACATTATAGCTTGTAGTACCTTTTACCATAGATATTGTTTTTTCTTGTATAGTCCATTGGTTTAAACCACGATTTGCCCACTCAGCCAATAATAAATTTAAACTTCTTCTAGCTGTTTTTAGGTCGTAAGCAGTTCTTAGCTCTAATCCACATCTTTCAAATGCTTCTTCAATGTAATCAGCTACATCTAGTTCAAAGTTTTTTGAGCCTGATACTGCCATATTTTACTTCTTGAGTTTTCCGCCTCTACCAAGTTTTTTAACGCCTGCTTTCTTTTTAACGCCTGATTTACCGCCGCCTTTCATTTTCATGACACCAGATTTTGGCATACCGCCCATACCAAGCTTAACAACACCTGACTTCATAGTAGCATCGCCACCACCTGCCATTTTGACAACACTGCTGTCTTTCATGGATTTTGCGATTTCAGAC